CTCCAGGAGATAATTGAGGAGTGGCCATGTTGTCTTTCTCCGAGTCTCAGTTTATCTGAAAATATTTATCAAAAAGGTTATTTTCAGCGGGGAAACATGACGTGAACATCACCAATCTGGATATGCCCAATCACTAAATGGTTTCTTTTTTCGTCTATCTATAATTCTTCTTATTGTGCATATTTTACATTCATATGAATATGATGATGGAACTGCTCCTCTACTTTTTCTTGTTCTATAAAAACCATCTACGAGATTTTTTATCTCTCCACAGGTTCTACACTTTCTATCTACAAGCAACAAATGTCCTAATTTAAGTTGCTTGTCAAATTCCATTACCGATAATCCCACATATAAGATCTGTCACCATACTCATCCGTATTCCAAGAAGGAGAAGATGTATCTGTTGACCCATTATCTATAAACCATCGATCACCCTCAGTATCGACAAATTGATCTTCATCCATTCCATCTACGATAAAACCAAATGGAGCCATGTCTTGTTCCAATTGATTTTTTTGTTCTTCATATAATCTCTTTCTTACATCTTGATCTGTAAGTTCTTTAAAATAGTCTGTTTGTACTAACCAACCAAATATAACCAAACACATAGCAAGATCATCATTACAACCCTCTTCTGCCTCAAATGAGTTACTCTTCTGAATAAAGGTTGTCAGTTCAGATATAATTTCATAGTCTTTGAATATTAATTTATCCGCTTCAATAAGAGTTTTTAAGTTAAGAGAACCAATCTTCTTGACTGTCTTTGACATCTTAACTCCAAGTTGAGTTTTCTTACCAGAGAACCCTTGACCCACAACTTGACCTGCTCTACCTCTCATAGAACACATAAGAAGATTATCATATTCAAGATCAAAGTTTAGGATAGATGCTACTTGATCACCAATATCATTTACCTCACACATAATAAAGGCATCATTATAATTTTTTGCCACCTCCCATATCACGTTAGGGAATAGCATGGGTTTAATTTCATTATTTCTATACTTTCCTACAACTTTATGAGGAAACTCGGTGATGTCTACAACAACAAATGCAGAATAGTCTTCACTAACACCTCTTGCCACATCAACAGTCATTACATAATTATGATCCTTTATTGGTTGCTCATAACAATCATATCCTGCTTTTCTTATTATGGGTGCTTCATAAACAAATGACCTTAGTTTTGATGGTGCAATAAGAGTATCAACTGATCCTAAGAACTCACACTCAAACTCAATCTTAAATTGTTGTTCAGACGTGTTTGCAATAGTCTGTCTTCTCCACTCCTCATCCCTGCCAGGTACTTGAGACCAGTGAACATCGGTTGGAACATAATCATTTTTACCCTTCTCTGCATCATGCCAATACCTATAGAAATGGTTCATACCATGAGGAGTAGAAACCATTATAACTTTAGTTGTTTTACCAGAAGTAATAGTAGGATAAACAGAACTAAAGAATGCTTCTGCAATATGATTAGGAACGAATGCAAACTCGTCAAGGAACAATATGTTAAATGACATACCACGAACTGCACTAGCAGATGTAGATGCTGCTAATATCTTTGATCCATTCTCTAACTCTAATGATCCTTTATTCCATGCTATGATCCCTTGTTGCATCCACTTAGGTAAGTTTTCATAAGCAGTCTGTAATCTACCCAACAAGTCTCTGGCAGTTGCTGCTTTGTTCGCAAGAATACCAACATTTACACTATCATTAAAAACAATATAATGTAAAAGATAAGATACAGATGTGGTAGACTTACCAGTCTGTCGAGGCATTTTACAAATATTAAATCTATTCTCATGGAAGTTTTTAATTAACTTCTCTTGAAAATCATAAGGTTTAAATTGAACAAGTCCCTCATCAAGAGAAACAATCTTCATATAGGTATTTGCAAAATATACAGGATCTGCTGCACATTTCATAAATTCAAGAATTTGCTCTTGAGAAAACTCTTGAGCAACATTTGCTTTTTTTAGATTCGGATTACCTAAATAAATGTCATCCATAATTACATCATTTCATATTTACCAAATTTTTGATCGTGCTCAATAGTTTTTCTTTGTAGTTCTAATATTTTTTCTAAGTTCTCTACTCTCTTTTGCAACTCTTTAGTTTTTTTCTCCTCCAATGAGGATCGGTTCTCCTGGGTCATAGTCTGCGACTTTGTAATTATAGAGTTTAGCATTAGGATACACTTTTCTCACTTGATCCTGTACTTCTCTACGTGAAGGGGTTTTTACATGGGGGAAGAACATTTTAAGATTGTAATTACTTCCTCTCCATGCCAAATTAACAGATATTAAATTGCCTGTTCTAGGTGCAAGACGGATGGCTTCACTGACTCCACCACCGTTTCCACCGTTGCCATTACCACCAGATCCGTTACCATTTCCATTACCGTTGCCATTACCATTTCCATTACCGTTGCCATTACCATTTCCATTTTTTCCATTACCATTTTTCTTTTTCTCATCATCTCTGACTAAGAAACCACTACGCATGGTATGATAACCACGAGGAATGGGTTTACATTTCTTGTCTTGATTGCAATAGTATTCACCTGGAGGACACTTTTTCATTAAAAAAACGGTCTCTGTATATTTATTTATAGTCCTATGACAGTTAGAGGGTCAGTCATAACAGTCGCAACACCTGCATTAGAATCAAATTGAACTCTATTACTTTCATAATTTAAAGTCTTCATGTTACCAAGACTGGTTCCATCACTGGAAATACCGACCGCTCCTGTGCTATTAACATTGCTAAGAAGTCTAGGCATTTGCTGTCTCCAATACTGAAAGAAGAATTTTTAAGGTTGTATTTGCACCTGCTTCTGCCACGATAGAATCATTTGTTTCCAATACTAATTTACCATCTAAAGGGATATAAGCATCAGCAACAGGGACACTCGCTCCTTTAATTATTTCATTAGTTGTTCCACTTCTTACATGAGAGACAGTAAGTGTAGTTGCAGAGGATGCAAAATTTGTTACATGTGCGTATAAAATAATTCCAGTATATCCTGTAGGTGCAGTATATATCGTTGCGCTACTTGTTGTGAGTGTAGCAGTTTTTGTTTTAAATCTATTAAGTGCTAATTGTGCCATTTTAACTTAGTGCTAGGATAAATGGTGTCATTTCTGAGAATAGACTTTTACTAAATGATCTTCCACTAATTGTACCAGTTGTTTGGTTAATTTGAAGTTCATCACCTATTCTAAAATTACCCGACTGATCGGTGCTTGTGTAAACTACATTTCCACCATTTGTAGTCACAACTTCATTTGCCTGAATTGTTACTCCACCTCTTTTTGGAGTTGCTACTGTGATTGTATTACCCGATCCAATATATTCAAATGTATGAGAACTAGCAACTATTTTACTTTGTTGGAAGAAAAATGCAGTTGAACCAACACCCACTGTATTGATTAAATTCTCAGCAAGAGTTAACGTGGTAATCCCAGACGATACTGGGGTTGAACTATTTATTGTGTAGTAAGTTGGATTCATTCCAATGGTAGCAGTTGCTGTGTTTACTCCTACATCTGGTCCAGAAATAACTATCTCAGGTGTTGATTCATATTGGCTTCCATTATTAATAATAGTAATAGATGTAACACTATCTCCTTCCAAAGTAGCAAATGCAGTTGCAGTCTCTCCATTAGGTCCAGCAGGAGCATCAATAGTTACTGAAGGTGTTGAAGTATATCCAGTTCCTCCAGTTCCAACAGTTATTGTTTCAACTGATTGATAAAGTCTATCGAAGAAAATAACTTGACCATCATAAGGTCTTGTATCCTCTGCACCTATATCAACAATAATATTATCTTGTGCAGATTCTGCTTCAGTAGTAACTGTTCCTATAAATTGCTGACTACCAATACCATCAGCAACTAATCCTAGTGTACCAAAACTACAATTACTATTTGCCACATCTGCCTGGCCACCTTTATGTGCAGTTATTGCTTGATCACAACAAATAGTGAATACTGAAACTAATTGTGCATATCCTTCATTTGTTACTGCAACACCCACACCACCCTGATTATATTGTGTGAAAGCATCAACGTTCATCGATTTTGTTTTTACTGCTAGATCACCATCAATTCTAATACCAGTTCCTGTGGTGGTATCACTAGTACAGTTTTGAACATATGGTCCTTTCCATTTACCACCACCAACATTTGTCGCACCAGCAGTTGGGAACGCAACAGCAGCAGCTGGTGCAAGATGACCACTAAATGTCATATTAGCAAGTTTAGTTCCCTTATTAACATGAAATAAATCTGATGTTGCATTATTAGGAAGAACTTTAACAGTTCTTAAATCATCACCAACTACAGCACAAAATGCTGGTAATGTTATTGGATTATTCTCCACATAATTACCTGATAAAACTTTTATAGTTGTCTCTGATGTTGCAATGCCAACTGCTGCTTTAATAGTTAGAAATGCATTATCAATAGATGTTCCATTATTAGAATCGTTACCATCTTTTGCTACATATAAAACATTTGGTGCAGAGTTGATACCAGTCGCAGATGCATCAAGTGTTACATTCTCACCAATTACAATAGTAGAATTAGAAACAGTAACAAGACCAACATTAATTTGATTATTATCACCATCCAAGGTAATAGATGATCTACCAACAGTGAGGATACCCGTAATTCTTGCATCACCATCAACTAATAATGCTGTGGTTCCTACACCAACATGTACGGTTCCTACTCCAGAACTAGAACCAAAAGTTGAAATACCTGTAACATTAATATTTCTACCAGTT